AGTTCTCTGAACCTAACAATGTTATTCTAGATCCATTGGGTAAGTCGCAACGCAATTCTGTTTCATTAAACTTAACGCCTGGTATTAGAGCTGTGTATTGTTTCATATAATCCCAAGCAATAGATTTAGCCTGTTTAAAGGTGGGTGCTATGTAGGCGTACCTAGGTGCTTTGTTAGTAGAACGTAGTGCTGACATTAGTAGATGATTAATCATACACACTGTTTTGCCAAATCTTCTATGGCAGACTAATACTGACCAGCGATATTTCTTCATATTAAAATGAAGTTCAATTTGTTTTTCTCTGGGGTAGTATGGAATCTTGTATTGTATTGTACCGCTGTTAATTACTGTTTCTGTAATTGTTGTCATTAGTGAATCGCTTTAGATTGTTCATTGCTTATAATTGCATTTTCAATATTTAATAACATCATTAACCAAGAACTAAATATTGCTGAGTGTTCTTTGTTTTGTAATCCTGTGAACTTAACTGTTATTGAATTATCTTTCTCAATATAAACAACTGCTTTTACGTTAGCTGTATAAAAGTCGTTATCGTCATCATCTTGGTACATTGATCTGTTCATATACTATTAGTAGTATTTTAATATTATATTAAGGTTGGTCAGGCAAAGAAAAAAGGTGGTGGGTTGTTTGTGGATATACCCATTAATGAGTTAGCAATTTTGTGTGTGGCGAAGATTCTGTGTGGTGAACTGACTATGGCTCAAAGTGAGTTCTCTAGTCCCATGTATATATATATACAAACGTGTGGCTCAACTGTGGGGTGTATGCCATGGTTTGCTAATGAATTTGCACAAGCTCTAGATGAATACATAGTTTACAGTCATAACTAATAACTTATCGCTGTAAATTTTATAACAACCAATACGATATAGTGTTGTATTAATATCACAGTGTTGCATATCCGCTACACATAACACACGTTTTAATTGTGATTGGTTATGGTAACAAATAGGAACTTTATCACACATATATAATTGATTGATCTTTACACTTACTCACACACTCAAAGGTTTTAATTCCTACAATGTTTTCTTTTAGTCTGTCTTTGGTTTGTATTTAATTCTCTTTATTCAATCTATAGTTAAACTGTGGATATTTTTGTTTGTCTTTCTCTTTGTATTTATATTTCTCTTTTTGCCTTTCCCTTTTAACCGCATAAAATAACACTTTAAAAATAAAACATAATAAATACAATAGCTTAATAATTTAATTAGAAATAATAGTTTACTTATTATTATTCGTAGCCTAAAAGGTTATTAACTAAACAACAAAGGAGAAATAAATGTCATTAACTAGAAAACATTTAAATCAGTTAGCTGATATAGTTGCTACGTTCAAAAGCTATAAAAACTTAGGCTCTGAAGAAGCTGTAATAGTTTTAAGTAATATTGTGCAAGTTTTTGCTAGTAAAAACTGTCCAAATTTTGATTGCTTAAAATGGAATGACTACATTAATAAAGCTGTTAAAAGAGATATACAGAATACAAAAAAAGTACACGCTTTAATTGATAATTTTAAAGCAGCATAATTTTAACAACTTGTAACCTTGTAATTATACAGGGTTACAGGATCTTAAAATATAAGATCATACTATTGACAGCCTTATTGGTTATGATAGTATAAAACAAATAACAACTGAAAGGGTTATAATATGACTGAAAAAAAATGTGCAGAAATTGTTAATCAAAAGTATTTAGATACTGTGAATGATTATCAATCAGCTTATGACTATTTTAATCTTGATGATAAAAATAAATCAAAGCATGATAAACACGAAGATTTACAATCTTACGACAGTTTATTTGATTATGTAAATCAATCGGCTTTAGGTTTTGACTTTGTTTCAGTTGATACCTTTAAAGATCAAGAGCGTGGATATTGGCGTTTGCAAATTTCTTGGGGTGGTCCAAGTGATGAGTTTAGAATATATGTAAACCCAGAAAATGTAATTGAATATATTGATTACCATTATCTAGACTGGTTTGACGGAGCTTCTGTAAGAGTAAGACATGACATTGTTTATGATGTTTGTAGTATGTTTTTAGATTGCTCTGAAACAAAAGACGCTAGCGAAATATATAATCATGAAGATATGGAGGCTGCATAATGACTGTAAATATAAAAACTTGGTATAATACTAAAGGCTGGCTTTGTGATAATTGCCAGTCTTCAAACATAACAAAACTGCATCCAGAAGTTGATGCGGATATATTTTGTCATGACTGTAAAGAACAGGGTTATCAAGTAAGTGCTTGGTATATTAATAGAAATAAAAAAACAATAATGGAGGTTGCATAATATGAAGACAATAACAAAAAATGGTTGGTGGTCTGTTAGTTTTGATTTTGATGGAGAAGTATCTGATGACACTTTAAATCATATAGCTGACTGCATTAAAAAAGGCTTTACTCAAGGAGAAATAATTGAAGAGTTAGAAGTTGAGGAGGTTGCATAATGAAAAAAATAGTTAAAAAGATTAATGGTATTAAAATAGATGTTAGATCTGAAAAATGTCTATACATAACCATTAAAGACTGGACCATATACATAGACAACAGCACAGATGAAAAAATAATAGATGTATGGAATGAAAAAAAAGACATAATAGTAAAGGAGTTACATTAATGAAAACCTTTTATTATACTTTGGCTGCTGTACTTGGCTTTGTAAATATGATTGGTATTATAACAGTCATGTATATAATGATTAACTAATGATTGAATTACTTTTAAGCTATAACATTTACGAAGGTATATTTATTATCTTGGCTTTGTATTTTGTTATGGCTTGGAAGTTTAGATAACTACAAATATGGAAAATAAAAAAACAATAATATTAAATGGCTTGGATGTTGTAACTAATAGAAAAATGATCAGCATTAAACTTCCTGTATGGAAGAAATTAATTAGCTGCTCAAGACATGAAGACATAACAATAACTAAATTAATAGATAAGTTAATCACTAAATATATTGAGGATAATAATTACGATATAGAAAAAATATTTAATGATAACTTAGAAGTAAAACAAGATGTTCTTACGAGCTTAATTGATTATAACTTTAATACTCAAGATCAAATAGAATATAAATAATTATTGATCTATTATATCTGGCTTGGCTTCGGTAGTCTTCTCATATTGAGTATATTTCTGCTCTAATTCTGGACTATCTAACCATGATACAATGATCTGTGTATTTTTTGAATTGACTGTCATATCTTTTGATTTAGTACCATAAAGAGTAGTTATTTTTTCGCCTAACCATTGAAGGAAACGTGTCTTTTCACGCAAAAACATAATTGTTTGAGGATCTGGGATGTTATCAGTTGATGAGTAGATATTAATTAATTTTTCAACGAGTGTCTGAACACCAATCTGACGTGCAAAAGTAAATCTTTCATTGAACTCTTTATTCTCTGGCTTTCTTAACTGACTGTAGAATGACATCAAGCTGATCTGATAAATATTGTTTGGCTTTAATAGCTCTGATACCTGAACTCCTGCGTAGATTTGCTCTATGAATGTATCGGCTAGTGTAGGATTGCTCAATAAGTTTTGGCTTGATTGTTCCGTAATAGTATTGCTCGGCTTTGTTTCTGTCATTGTTAAATTGCTTTAGTTTTTGGAGAACTGTTATCCTACTTTCGTCATCATAGCCAGACTTTTTGAAACCACCCTTACCTGCTCTATCTTTAAAGCCAAAGTAATCTGTGTTACCTCCTCCATGAAATCTACATTTAAATATATTTATTCCAGACTTATCAAACTTACCTGTTGGATAACCTTTAGCAAGACAAGGTTTACCACTATGCTTAGACATACCCATACAAAAGATCTTTCGGCTTGGTCTTCCTCCCATTATATTTCTTTATATGAACGAAGTGAATGTAAAGCCATTAGAATTTATTTTTCTTCATCTCCCATGGCTTGATACTATTAGCCTTATTATATTTAACACGAGCAACGTACCTTTCACTTCTCTGCTTACCATTGGATTGAAGAGCCTCTGTTATCTTTTGTTTAGCAATAACTTCAGGCAGTAATTTTTTTTGGCGTAGCTCTTGCTGTTTATAATCCAACACTAACTTCATATACCATTTATAAGTTGGGTTATTTAATAGATTGTTAGTATCGGCAGGGGATAGACCATTTAGAAACCTATACAATGTACTAATCAATACATCTTTATCGTTCTTATACTTGTTTATTATATCATCTACTCTTTTATCATTATCCATTTTATTATTAGAATTATTTCTATTAAGATATATATTAAAGTTATCTTTATTAATACCAGTCAGCCTGACTGCACCAATCAGTCCCCCTGACGTATCACTCATGTCCCCCTGACTGCTACCTACCATTAAAACAGGGTTAAGTTTATATAAATTAGTAGAAGAAAGACGCTTCTTTTTAAGCAATCCAAGCGACACCATTAACTTAATTCTGCGGTAAATTGTAGCCTTAGATATACCAAGAAGGCTGTGCATAAGAGCAAGACGTGGGTAGCATTCACCTGTCTTCTGATTTGAGTACCGCAAAAGCACAACAAGTATCGCCAAGCAATCTGTTTTATTCCTACCTGCTAAGCCTAAGAATATATCGTTTTTAAATAGACTTACAGGTATTCTTATATGACTTGTGTACTTAGCCATTATATTATGAGCATGTGTGTTGTTCTCTTAGCCAATTCAAATAACCTATATATTCCTGCTCATTTAATTCAACCATAGATCCCTCTGAAATAGGGTCTATTTCTTCTAAAATGGCATTGATTTTTGACACAACAAAGGTTGGATGAGCCACTCCCTCTATGTTATAATAAACTATATAAGCAGGGATGTTTAATTTAGTGCCTACATCAGCAGTTATATAGGCAACTTTGTTATATTTGCCTACATCATAGGTTGATTCTATAATAGCAATACCATTTCTGCACTTTGAACAATATTCGTAAGAATCTAAATCAATCATCCTAAAAAAACTGTCGTCTTGAATATGTCTATGCCATTCATTATACCAATTAACTCTGGCTTGGTTAAAATAAATATCTTTAGCCATTAATTACTAGATTTAATTTTATCTTTTAATTGTTTAATTAATTCTTCTTGCTCTTTAATTTTATTCTCTAAATCATCAGCATAATTTCTTAACTTATGTATGATAACTTCAAGATCGTTTGCACCTCTATACTTTAGATCCATCATTTGTTTTTACTTCTCTCTTTCATTAGTTCCATATTAAGAACTTGTATCTCTTCATTTAATCTATCTATTTCTTTTTTAAGTAAGACAATCTTATCCTCATACATCTCAACGACTATCTCCACTGTCAGTTCTTGGTCTAACATTTAGTTATCTAACCTTTCTATTTTAATCACGCAGCCACGAGGAAATACCACAAGATCCCCATAGTCTATTGATCCATCAGCACAAATTGAATATGTAGCAAATGTTTTAATACAAGATTTTGTTTCACTATAAATATATCCAATGGTGCAACAGTCAGCGACAGCTAAATTATCAGCATCAGCTTTAGTGTTCCATGCTTCACCACCATTTATATCCTGCCAATAAATAATAACCTTTTCAAATTTTATGCTCTGCATACCACGCCTCATAAAAGTTATTAGGTTGTATTGATCCCTTAGTTCTTTCAGTTATAACTTTCATAAACTTAGGGTGTGGAATACGCTGACAATTTTTCCATCTTAAAATAGTTACTGTTGGATTTGTTCCTGTTAATCCAAATAGCTTTGCCAGTTCTTTATTACTGAGCTTATGATCTTCTTGGTACTGCGTTAGTCTGTGTTTCATTTAGTTTTCCTTTTTATTTTATTACCAAAGCAATCAAACATTCTGTGATACCTCTTTAATAATTTATTTAATTGTGATTTATTCTTAGTCATATTTACCTCTCTGTTTTAAACCCTTATAAACCAATGTGGTTTCATGTCAATTATTATTATTGACATAAAGGTTATTTAGAATATTGTAAGTTAAAAAATGAAAGGCTTAAAATGGTTATTGATTTAACAAAGAACAATTCTACAGCAGCTATAAAAAATATTGATGAGGATTTGGCACTCTCTTATTATTCTAAATTAGGTTTGGACCACAGCTCTCCATCACAAGAGAACTTATCAGATTCAGATTTTTTAGTTAGATATTGCCACTTCACACAAGAGGATCGTAGATTAATGAACATCAGTTATCGTATGACTGCTGGTGTATCTATTGGTAGAGCTTCGCAACGATTTGTTTCTAAATATATGTACGATGCTGAGAAAAAAATATTAAATGAAAAAAAATCTCTGGACCAGATCATAGATGAAGAATTAAAAGAGTATGATAAATACCAAGCACACAACGAAGCAGATAAAGAGCAGCACGAAGATACTAAAAATTATTTAGTTGATATGATTAAGATAACAGTGAAAGCTGTTAATGATATTGGTTTAGGTGATGAGTCTGCCAGTGAAAGATATTGCTCACATAAATTTAAAGAATTAGTTTTACCAAAGATAGGTAGAATTGATTACGAAGATAATAAAAATAAATTTATAGAGCTAAAAACTAAACACAGATCAAAAAGAAAGTCAGATACCAAAGCTGGTTTCAGTTGGGTTAAAGGATATTTACCAAAAACTCCTGACAAAAATCATTTATCTCAAGTTTCGTTTTACTTTCATGCGACTGGTAAGATTCCGCATTTACTTTATGTTAATCAAGATAGTTATAATGTGTTTACTCCTGATAACTGCGAATTGTTATCACCTGAGTATTTGGAATTTTTAGTTCAACAGGATTTAATTAAAGCAAAAGTAAGACAGAACATTATATATTTGTGTCGTGGATCTGTTCAGGAAATGGCTCGCATACTTCCTCCACCAGATTTTTCTGGGTTTATGTGGAGGGACATCCAAGACTTATATTTAAAAAAAGCTGCAAGCCTATGGGATAATGTATAATGGATATTAATTATCATAATAAAACCCATCATAAGATTATAGAAAATTTTAGGCATGATATTATTATGCGTAAACTTAAACAGAAAGAAGATAAGGAATTTAGAAATATGTT